CATCTCCAGCGTGATGCCCAACTGCGTGGCCACCGCCTGGATGCGGGGCATGCAGTCGTCGAACACTTCGGGCGACATCGCATCAGCCGCCGAGCGTCTTGATGAAGTAGACGAGATCCTCGGCGACACGTCTTACGTCCGCGCGACCCTGCATCGTGCGTGTGGTGCCGTCGCTGAACACGATCTGGTCGCCCTGGCGCGGTGGCTTCGGCCACTGCTTTTCGTTCATCTCGCGATCGGTCAGCGTGATCTTGTCAGCGGTCTGCTGCACCGAGCCCACCAGGACCGATTCGACGCCGATCTCCACGAACGCGAGGCAGTCGACACTGAACGCGACCTGGCGCGTGCCGGTCAGCCGTTTGACAGTGACGATCTCACCTTGCGTGGTGAGCGCGCGTATGACGCCGTCAGCGTTCATTTCGGCAGCACGCGCGCGGACAGAACCGTGTTGAGGTAACTGCCGGTGACGATCGCCACCAGACGCAGTCGATCGCCGAGCACATTGCACAGCAGGCCATCGGTCTCGGGATTGCCGCTGGCATCGATGCCGCCGACACCAGGATCGACGAGATCCGTGGTGCCTGCATACAGCTCGAACATCACGGTGCGTGCGACGACATCGAACGTGACCTGGGCGATGTCATAGGCCGGGCCATCGGGGCCCATCGCTGACTGCACCAGGGCCTTCACCGTGGTGCCACCGGACCCCCACAGAAAGCGGAGCTCGACGGCGACGGATTGCATACCCTCGAGTCCGGCCGTCCACTCGCCGGTCATTGTGCCGGGTGCCGTGATCTGAAAGTCGAGCGTGTCCGTGCCCTGGAGGGCATAGACCTCTGTCGATTGCAGCATCAGAAGCCTCTCAGTTCACGGGGCGCAGGATTGATGAGCAGCACTCGACGAGCATCGCTTCGGTCTGCACGCGATAGGTGCGATTGCCGCACTCGGGGCAGCGCGGCCCAACCGACACCACACGCGCTGCTTCCGGCTCGCAGTTCTCGCAGTGGATGACGACAGGCTCGTCCTGGCGGAACGCCCTCACAGCCGTTGCTCGCGATAGGCCTCGAGACGCGACGCGGCCGCGGGCACAATCGCTGCGTTCTCGCCGGGCGTGCCACCGAAATACGTCGTCGACAGCACGTTCGGCACGGTCTCGGTCCTGATCGTTGGATCGCGCGTGCCGGCCGACTTCCGCACGTTCAGCTGCATCAGCACTGCGGCCTCGATGTCGGGCGGCAGATCGTCGCCGAGCGTGTAGCCACCGGTGTATTGCACGGTGACCATGTGCGGATACGGGTAGCCGTAGCCGTGCATGTAGTAGGGGTAATCGAACCACGGGATCCAGCAGCCCTGGTCTGGGTCGAACCGGCGCAGCAGACCGGCCTCGCCATCGAGCAGCCACTGGTCGGGCGTCAGCACCGTGCTATCCCAGGTGACCGAGATCACCTCGGTGACTGGCCACAGCACCAGCACCAGATCGGTCTGATGGATGTAGCCGGTGAAGACCTGCTGCAGCGTCTCTTTGATCAGCCGCCGCCCGCAATAGCGTTCGACCGCGGCGCTCTCTTCCTTGATCCAGCGCTTCAGCCGGCTGTCATATTTGGAGCCGGTGATGCCGAGCTCCTCCTTTGCGGTCGCAAGCGTCGTCAGGTCGCGATTGGTCGCCTTCGTGATGACGGTGGTGACCGAGCGCATCGACATCAGGCGAACCGCTGGAACGCGAATGAGGCGATGCCGTCGCGGCCGAGCCTGCTTTCCTCTTCGTTGTGCTCGAGCAGCTCCCAGCCGAGCATGCGCATCACGGCCAGGAAGCCGAAGCTGGTGAAGTACCAGCAATGCTCGTCCGGTCTGAAGTGCTTGGACGTCAGCACCTCCTTCGGCCCACCGAACACCGGCATGGACACGAACACGCGGGACGTCACGCGTGCCAGGAGGCGGTCGAAGTCGGGAATGTGCTCGAGCACGTCCCACAGCGTGATGGCCGCCACAGCCTCGCTGTAGGGGTCGCAATAGAGATCGCGCTCGCGCAGCCACTGCACGCCCGCCGGATTGACGTCATAGCCGCGGGTGTTCGCCCTGGCCTGCACGAAGGCGCCGGCGCCGATGCCGATATCGACCACGGGCCGGTCCCAGTGGCGGTCCACCAGATCGACGCGGCACTGGGTCAGGCGTCGCCCCAGGTCGGTGTCGCGATACCCGACGTACTTGGCGAAGTAGCGAACGTCGTAGGGCTCGAGCGGATCCGCGATGTCGTAGTAGCCGACGCCGAGTTCAGGCAGCCAGGTCAGTCGCTGCGCCGCGAGCTGGCGGAAGAGCGTGGGACCGGCAGGCGCACGCTTCGCATCCAGGACTGCCACTGCTGGCCAAGATCTGGGATCCGCTTGTCGCAGCGATGGCGCATGTCCGTGCATAAGCAGAACCTTTCCGGCGTTGCGAAACCGATGCGCTTGGCGTCCATGCGCGGGTCGATGATCTTCTCCGGTGCGTTCATCCCGCCGTTGCCACCGAGGATGATGAAAGCGCGGGTGTGCAGGGCGATGGCGGCAGGCACGATCCAGCCCACCGGGCCGACGACGACTGCGGCATCGCGCACCGCGGCGAGCAGTTGCCGCACCGACAGCTCGCCATTGGTCAGCGCGACGTTGTGCGGCGGCAGTCGGCCGCCCTCGATCCATTCGTAACCGTGCTTGAGATCGGCGATGACGACGGTGGCGAAGCCGCGGGCCTTCAGGTCGCCGGCGATCTCGTCGACGTATTGCGGATACGGGTTGCGCGCCTCGTTATCCCACTCGATGCGGCGCATCACCGGTCTGATGATCGCCAGCGGTGCACCGCCGGTGTCGAACGGGCATTTGCCGAGCTCTGGTAGATCCCACACCGGGTTCAGCTTGTTGAGCGGCGGTAGCTTGATCTCCATCGCGGTGGCCACGTTGCCGTTCGCCACCTCGAGCACGCCGTAGCCGAGCCTTATCGTCCTGGCGTCATCCGGTGGCCTGAACCATTGCTCCTGGCGCGTACGCGCGAGGTTGCGCATCTGAGTCCGCAACCGTCGCTGGCCGCGCACGAGCCGCAGCGGTAGATCGTGAAACAGTTCGGGCCACGGTGTTTCGTAGTAGACATCCCGGCGCTGCGCCGTGGCCGCGATGAACGGCCTGACATAGATGCTATCACCGAGCCCCCAAGGGCCGACGATGAACAGGCTTTTTGCCATCCGGCTTCGCCTTTTTGGCCGGCGCAGGCGGAGTGTCCGCAACGACCTTGATGGTGTCGTCTTCGTCCAGCACAGGAACAGCCAGACCAGCGAGTTCCAGCTCAGTGGCGCGGATGCCATGAGCGTAAAAACGCTGGCCTGGATGCACCACGCCCTCGTGGTCGCGGTTGATCCACGGCTTGAGGGCCTCCATCAGCATCAGGGCAGCGTGCCGTAGATGAATGCTGCAGGCCTGTAGACCGCCAGGGTGAGGCGTTCTTCACCGCGGATGGTGATCATGTTGCGCACGAAGTCGTCGGCGTTTTCCGTCGAGATGAGGATCTCGATCGACATCCGATCGAAGATCTGTGCACCCAATTGGAACGCGCCAGTCAAGAACTTGCCGACCTGCATGGCCTGCGTATCGACCACCGGAAGGTTCCACAAACGCTTGCCAAGCAGACCAGTCGGGTCACCGACGATGTAGCGGCCCTGCAGATCCTTGGTCAGCTCGATGCGGCCCCAATCGGTCGGGTGCAGCACGTAGCCACTTGCCGGATACAGTGCGAGCGTCGCCTGCAGTGACGCCAGTCGGAGCTGGTCGATCGGCGTCGGGTTGGTGGGCGCGAAGGCTGGTGCATAGGCCGAGGCCTGGGGGACGATCCCGAGGATGTGCTGGCCGGTGCCGTCGCCGTAGAGCAGCTCGCCTTCCTCGACGAACTGCAAGCCATAGGTCAACCGACCGTCGATGATGCTCCGCAGCTGCGGCGCATCGTCCATGATCTGCCGCGAGGCTTTCATGAAATGCGCGATCGTGCGCACCGGGGTCGATTTCAGATCGAAGGTGATGTTGCTCTGCGGCTTGAGCTGGCCTTCCGACACCACCGCAGCGCCGGTCACGTTCGGGTCGTCGGTTTCCACCGCGTACTCTATCGCGTTCGACGACGTGGTCCCGGGCGTGATCAGGTTCCGCACCACCATCTGCCGCATCGGTGGCGTCACCATGCCGACGCGATCGGCCTGCACCAACGAGGTTGACGGCGAGCGGCCGGCACCGACGGTGGGATTGCCCGAGGTGATGTCCTTCAGCTCGATGGCGACGCGGGCTTGCCCGTTCTTGGTCTCCATCAGGCCCTTGACGGCAGCATTCTCGACCACGAGGTCGCCGAGCGTCTTCAGCTCCTCGTCGCCCGGTCCGCCACGGCGAACCATCTTCTGCTCCACCGCGGTGAGGCGCTCGCTGATCGTGTTCATTTCGGTCAGCGCCTTATCGGCCTTGTCCTTGGTCTCCTGCGTGATGGTGCCGAGGTTCTTCATCTCGGTCTCGGCCTTTTCGGCGAAGGTTTTGACTTCGTCGGTCGCCTTTTTCAGATCGACGGCAAGGTTCTTGAGTTCGACCTCGGGATTGGGGTCAGCAGCCATGGTGTCCTACCTTTTGCTGGAGATGAGGGAGAGATCAGCTGCGAGCGTCGACAGCTGCTTGAGCGTCTCCGACCGCAGTTCGCTTGCCGCCAATTGGTCGGCCTCATCCCGAGGCGCTTTGAACCCAAGCTCGGCGATGGCTCGGGCTTGCGAATGCGACAAGTGAAACTCCTCCCGGAGCCACGTTTCGAACTCGCGTATCGTGGTGGGCTTCGCCAACGTCATGCCCAACGGCACGTCCTGGCCGGTCAGCGCGCGATGCGCATCCGACAGGTGGCCCCACATGGCAGAGCGCTGATCGTTGGTCGGACTGTTCTGACCGGCGAGCGACGTCTGATGCAGCTTCATGCAGGCCGCGACAGCGTCGGTTGCGGTCTGCGCGTCGACATTGCGCATGATCGAGTTGAGATGCGTGACCTGCGCCTGGGCATTCGCCGGATCACGCACCAGATCGACCGCGTATAGGTTCAGCTTGTTGATGAGGCGCTTCGGTTCGCCCGCCTTGTTGGACCGAACGTCGCCACCCGCGGGCACCTTGAAGGCGATGGACAGGCCGGTGATGGCCTTGTCCTTCATCAGCCCGATGATGCGTTTGCTGTGGTCGGTGTCGAGCGCGCTGATCTTGCCTTTAACGTGCAGGCCCTTGCTGTCCTCCGACATCGCCTGCCAGACACCGATCGGCAGCGGATCGCCGAACAGCTCAAACGCCGAGTGCTCGACAAACATCGCTGGCATTGTGCCGGCGCTTGCGTGCGTCGCGAGCGTATCGGTGAAGGCACCAGGCGCGATGACGTTCTCGTAAAAGTCGGTGTTGTTGAACACCGCGCCATAGCCTTCGAAGGCGCCCGGCTGGCCGTCGCCAACGAACAGCACCTCCATCGGCGCTGCGAACCGGTCGTACAACATGATCGATCTCCTAGCTGGCAGGCGGCTCTTGCCCGGGCTGCGCATCGCTCGGTTTGAAGTTCGGATCGAGCGGCTTGAGGATGCGGAACTGCGCTTCCTTGCCGAGCAGCTGGATCGGCAAGAGGTTCGATTGGACGGTGAGGTCGTCGCCGCCATCCATGGGTGCGACGTTGTCGAGTGCGCGCAGCTCGTTACGCGTGCGCAGGCCGTTCTCGGCCATGGTCTTCATCAGTGCTGCACGGCCCGCGCTGTCGGCGCGCAGCAATGCATCGACATTGAACTCGGCGTAATAGGTGCTCTTCTCACCGGCGTTCAGCAGCGACATTCTAATTGCCTGCTCGATCGCCTTCAGCAGCGGACGCAGAGTGTAAGTTAGAAACCAGAGGTTCATCTGCTCGAGCCCGGTGCCCCAGGCGGTAGATTTTTCCATGTGCCCGATCATTACGGGCTGGACACCAAACCAGCGGCAGACTTCCTCGACACTGAACGCTCTGCTCGCCAGCAGCTGCGCGTCCTCGGGCTTCATCGAGATCGCTTCGGCCTTCATGCCGCCCTCGAGCAGCGCCCAGCCGCCGGCGTTGATTGCGCCGACCAGTTTATCCCTCGTTTCTTCTTCAAACCGCTTGCGTTGCGGCTCTGGCAGGAACTTGTCGACCGTGAAAACCATCGATGGCTTCATGCCATTTCTGAAGAACGATGCGGCCGACTTGTCCGCTGCCATCGAGATGCCCAGCGTCTCCCGCGCTTGGCCGACGATTGACAATCCCGTCATGCCATCGAGGGTGAAACCCTTGATGTGCAGCACCTGGGTTTCGTCGAGCTCAGTGACCTTCCCGTACCACGAGTAGAAGTAGGTGACCGATCCGTCAGAGTTGCGACGTGCGGTCAACCGGTCTGGCACCATCGGCGCCAGCGCAACGACGCGAGTGCCGAGGCGTTCGATCTGAATGTAGGCGTTGCCCCACAGCAGGATGTGGACAACGACGCACTCCCAGAACGTCACCGCGGTCATGTCCGCGTTGGGCTGGTCGTGCAGCAGCAGATAGAGCGGATGGTCGCGTGCGAGGGTGCCGCGGCCGGCGTCATCGTTCTTGTAGAGCTGGCACGGCAGCGTCGCGATGGTCTGCGAAATCAGCCGTGCGCAGGCATAGACTGTGCCGATCGCCAGCGCGGTGCGGGGCGACACAATCTCGCCTGACCACGTCGGTCCGCCGCCCAGCCATGAGATCAATCGTGTGTCGGTCAGACCAAGCGAGCGCGCTATGGTCGAGACCGCGTTGCGGATCATGCCCACTGTGAGCGCCTCCCGACCCTGCGTGTGTTGGCCCGCGCCGGGTCAGGCCGCCGTTAAGACCTCAGACGATCAGTCGGACGTGGCACGCTCCGGTTCGCGACTGGTCTGCGCTCCCACGGCATCGTTGACCTGACGGTGGATGTTCACGATGAGCGTGTTGACGTCGTTCCATGGGTTGACGCCGATGAGCTGGATCGCCCGACCCCAGTCAGCAACCGTCAGTGTCACCATCGCCGGCAGCATCTGGGTGTCCTGCGGCTGCTGTGTTTGCTGCGTCATCAGTGGAGTGTCCTTCCTTCAAGGTGTTGCACGCGCGCGGCCAGCGCTTTCATGCCGTTCACCAGGGCCGCGACAATCGGATCGAGCATGATGCCGAGGGTTGGATCCTCGAGGTCGTCAGTGGGCCCCACAGCCTCAGGGATCACGTCTCGCAATTCCTGCGCGATGAAACCGAGCTCGAGGGGACCGTCTGTCATGCGCTTACGTCTGAAACTAACGGGCCGCAGCTGCATGATCTCGAGCAGCCCGCGGTCGGTGTCGGCGATGTCCACTTTGAGACGCCGATCGGAGGTGTTGATGTAGGCGCCGTTGCCGCTGACCGTGCCCGTCGCGAGGAAGTTGCCGGTGACCGTGGTGTTGCCAGTGGCGCGATTGATGAGGAACGGCACGCCGTTCAAGACGCCGGCGTCGGTGTAGCGGGCGATGGAGAAGTCCGACCCGGCGTTGCTGCCGCTTTCAGTCGTATTGTCCCCCAGGTTGATCGCCCATCGCTGGGTGGTGGCGCCGGTATAGCCGCTGATGACGTTGCTCTGGCCGCTCGCAGACTTCGACATAAAGAGCGATGAGCTGGTGTTCCCGATGATCGATAGCTGGCTTCCTGCGCCGGTGACTTGAACAGCCCCAGTGAAGACTGGCGCGTTGAGCGGTGCGTAGCCCTGTGCTTTCACGAACGCGGTCGTGGCAAGTTGCGTCGTGTTGGTCGCGGTCGCAGCAGTCGGTGCTGTCGGCGTGCCGGTGAGCGCCGGCGAGACCAGCAAAGCGGTGTCGGCGGCGGTTGCGAAAGCGCAGGTTGCGAGCTGCGTGGTGTTGGTCCCAGGCGCTGCCGTTGGTGCGGTCGGGCCGACCAGGAACTGCAGCGGCCCGGTGCCGCTGACGTTGAGGGTGCATGCGGCGGACGCCAAGCCTGGGTTGATGAGCAGTGCGTTGCGGGTGGCGTCACCGAAGCGAGTTGGCAAACCCCCGAACAGGACATGCGTCGGGAACAGGTTGACGCCGTTGGTCCAGAATTCGATCTCATAGGCCGGCGGGATCGAGAACGTCGTGGCGCCGCCGGCCGTGACGATGATGTTGAAACCGCCGGTCGTGCCGTTGCGGATGATCCAGTTTCTCTGCGTCCCTGTCAGTGGCATCGTGAGAGTGCGATCGGCGGTCAGCGTCCCGCTGATGTTAACGATCCTGGCGTTGCCCACCTGGGCCGCGGTCAATGTCTGGTCGGCATCGGTGATGGCCGTCCCCGCGAAAGCGGCCGCAAGCCGCGCGACGAACAGCGTGTTAGCGAGGGCGGTGGTCTCGGTGCCGGCCGTCGCTGTCGGCGTGTTGGCGGTGATGCCGGTCGTGGTGATGGTGGCGACGTCAGTCCCGCCGGAGACGAAAACCACAGTCCCGCCAACGATGTTCATGCGCCCGCTGGTGACGCTGAACCCGATGGTGGTGCCCCAGAGGGCGATGTGCTTCGACAGATCGGTGGTGCTCGACGCCAGCGTGCTGCCGAAGCTGATATTAGCGGCTGCCCCGAGCAGGAGGCCGCCGTTCAACGTCAGTATGCCGGTGCTGCGCGTGAACCGCGCCACCGGGTTCAGCAGGATCGTGCCGCTGTCGTCGTAGTTGATCAGATCGAGGTCGGTTCCGGCATTGCTGCCGGCTTCGGCGGTGCCATTGGCGGACAGTTGCCAGCGCGCCACGCCCGCCGTCTGCCAGCGGATATTGCGGAACGATGCAGCCGGTCCGTTCAGATACAGGAACTGCGAGGCCGTGTTGCTGCCGATCGTCAGAGCACCGAGGGCCGTCGCTGCCGTCATGTCCGCGGCCGTCAGCGTGACGGCGCCGGTGCGGGTGTTGAACGAAGTGACACCGGCATCGACGTACTGCTTGGTGGCGGCCTGCATGGCTCCCGTGGGATCCTGCGCCAGCGTCAGCGTGGTCCCGCTCTGCATGGTGAGGCCAGTAGAGTTGATGACGACCTTGTCGACACCAACCGAATTGAACCAAATGCCGCCGCCTGAGACGATGTTCAGCCGCGACGACGTGACACTGATGCCGTACGTCGTGCCGAACAGCGCAATGTGTTGCGAGAGGTCGGTGGTGCCGCCCGGCGCAACGATGGAACCGAAGCTGAGACCACCGTTGCCTATCGTGACAAGGCCGGTGCTGCGGTTGAACCGCGCTACGAAAGTCCCGATGGCCGCGCCGCTGTCATCGTAGGCGAGCAGATCGAGGTCGCATCCGACGTTCGCGCCGCTTTCCGCGGTCGAATTGGGGTGCAGCCGCCAGCGCGCGACACCCGCTGTCTGCCAGTAGATGTCGCGAAGCGCGCTGTTTGTGGGACCGTTCAGAGTCAGTGGCTGCGAGACGGTGTTAGTGCCGAGGGTGAGCGGGCCGCTCACGATGCCACCGGAGGTCAGCAGGCCCGACGCACCGGACACGTCGGTGGATGTCAGCGTGACTGTGCCGGTCCTGCCATTGAACGAGACGACGCCAGCTGCAGCAGAAGCGGCGACGAAGGCACAGGTTGCGAGCTGTGTTGTGCTGGTGCCAGGGGCTGCTGTTGGCGCGGCCGGTACACCAGTGAACGTGGGCGAGGCCAGCGGTGCACGGCTGGTGTCGACCGGATGGACGTGATCTGCGCGCGCCCAGGTGCCCGATGTGCCGATCGCGACCGTCCCGTTCATCAGCGGATTGGTCGACGATGGCAGCAGGACGCCCGTCACGTCGGCATTGGTGAGCACGACAGCGCCGGATCTGGTGTTGAAAGTCTGCACGCCCGACGCTGCTGTAGCCGCCGCCACGAAAGCGCAGGTTGCGAACTGCGTCGTGTTGGTGCCGGGGGCTGGCGTTGGGCCGCTTATGACCCCGGTGAACGTAAAGTTGCCGCCAGTGTCGGTGACGACCTTTTCCCAGGCTCGGAACGTCCCCTGCCCCGACATCGATCGGTGGAACAGGCCTTGCTGGGAAAACGAGAGCTGATTGGTCCAGCCCTGGTTGCTGCTCCACAGGTTGAGCACCGCGGCCGTCGTGACGCCGGGTGGGAAATTCAGCCCCGCGGTCTGGTTGACGATGCTGTAGACGCCCTGGTAGCCGGTGTACGGCCCGGCCCCGGTGCCGCTGATCGAGTTGAGATCGAACGCGCTGTCGGTGGCAACGCGCGTGTAGTCGGTCACCGGCGTCCAGGCCAGCGCTTTGCGGCCGTATGCGTTGGCGTTGTTCGGTGCCTCTCCTGGCGGGCTGTTGTCGACGTACTGCTTGGTGGCGGCCTGCATGGCTCCCGTGGGATCCTGCGCCAGCGTCAGCGCCGTCCCACTCTGCATGGTGAGACCGAGCGAGTTGATGGTGACCTTGTCGGCGCCACCAGAAACGAAAAAAATGCTCGCGCCTGAGACGACGTTCAACCGGCTCGAGGTGACGTTGAAGCCGTAGGCCGCGCCGTACAGCGCGATGTGCCGCGAGAGGTCGGTGACGGAACTCGCAAGGGCGGAACCGAAGTCGATGCCGCCGATCAGCGAGCCGCCACCAAGCCCCAGGAAGGCCCCCGGCCCGGCGATCGGGATGATGGTGGTCGCGAGCCCGACGCTGTTTCCGCTGCCGTAGTAGAGGATGTCGGTCCGCTCGTTGTAGGCCAGCTCCGAAGCGGCAAGCGATGATGGTGGGCCCGCAGCTCCTGCAGCTGCGCGCCGTTTGATCCTTAGAACGTCGGCCATTAGGTCAGAAACTGCCCATATCGAACGTGATGCCGTCGATACTCCCGCCGGTGATGGCAACCGCGGTCGCCGCTTGCGTCGACATCGTGCCCAGGCCGGTGATGTCGGTGTTCGGTATGGTCGCCACGCCGGTGAACGCTGACGTGCCAGCGCCTTTGAGGTAGCCGGTCAGCGTGGTCGCGCCAGTGCCACCGCGATTGACCGCGATCGTCGTGCCATTCCATGTGCCGATCGCGATGACGCCGAGCGTGGTGATCGACGTCTGACCGACATAGGCTGCATCGATGTCGATGCTATCGGCCAGCACGGTGATGCGAGCGGTGGTGCCGCCGACATCGAGCGTGTTGCCGGTCTTCGTCATGCCGTTGCCGGCGTTGATCTGACCGGCACCGGAGAACTGCACCCAGGTCACGGCCGTGGTGCCGAGCGTGCCGCCAGCATTGACCGTGCAGGTGTAGCCGTTGTTCGAGTTGGTCGCGCCCTCGGAGACGAAGGTGAAGGCGCTGACCAGCTCGGCCCATGTGTTGGTGTCAGCAGAGCGAGCCCACGCGCCGGCCGCCACCACATAGATACCGTTGTTCGCCTGCGCCGTCTGGTCCTTCACCAGCACACGGTCGCCGACCACCGTCAGCACGCCGTCGATCGTCAGCGCACCCGAGAGCGCCGCGAGGTTGGCAGTCGTCGCAACGCGCACACTGTCCTTCGGCGCGATGCCTTGGATGGCGCCGTCGACATAGTTCTTCGTGGCCGCGTCTTGCGGGTTCGTGGGATCCAGGAGCGCGGTGATCTTTCGGCTGCCCCAGGCAACATCCGACGTCGGCGCCAGGAACTGATCCTGGCGCAGCCCGCGCACATACGCCGTGGTGGCCAGCGAGACGCTGTTGTCGGTGTTGGCAGGCGACGGCCCAGTCGGATTGCCGGTGAAGACCGGCGAGGCGAGCGGCGCATAGCCCTGCACTTTGACGAAGGCTGTGGTCGCCAGCGAGACGCTGTTATCGCCGGTCGCCGGCGTCGGCCCGGTCGGATTGCCGGTGAAGACTGGCGAGGCCAGCGGTGCACGGCTGGTGTCGACCGGATGCACATGATCTGCGCGCGCCCAGGTGGTGCCGACGCCGATCGCCACCACACCGTTCATCAGCGGGTTGGTCGAGGACGCCACCGGCACGCTCGCCACGGTGGCGTAGCCCTGCGCCTTCACGAAGGCTGTGGTGGCAACGCTGGTGTCGTTGTCGGCCGTGGCAGGCGTCGGCGCTTGTGGATCGCCGGTGAACACCGGATTGGCGAGGGGCGCTCCACCGACACCGGTCACGTCCGTCAGCAGCAGCGTGACGGTGCCGGTGCGGGTGTTGAAGCTCTGCACACCGGCGGCTGCTGTAGCGGCCTGCACGTAAGCTGTGGTCGCGAGCTGTGTGGTGTTGGTGCCGGGCGCTGCTGTTGGTGCGGCCGGTATGCCAGTGAAGGTCGGCGAGGCGAGTGGTGCACGAGACGTATCGCTGGGATGGACGTGATCGCCGCGCGCCCAGCTGGCCAAGGCGCCAGGCGCAGCGACACCGTTCATAACCGGGTTGGCGTTCGACCCCATGCCGGGGCCGCCGATCGGGATAACGACGGTTGCGGTGCCACCAGCGCCGCCGGTGCCCTTGCCGTAGTAGAGAACGTCGTCGACTTCGTTGTAGGCCAGCTCGGCATTCGCCAGCGAGCCAGGGGCGCCAGTAGCTCCGGAGGTGCGGCGCTTGATGCGGAGGATGTCGGTCATCTAAAAGTTGCCCCCATCCAGCACCTTGCTGTCCCAGTCCTCGAGGTCGTCGGTGTAGAGCAATACGTCACCAATCTTGCGCGCGACGCTGGTCACCAGATCCTCGCCACCAGGTACACCGACCCAGTGTTGATTCAGTCGCCCGTAGAGCGTGCCGTCGATCGGCGCATCCGGGATGCCGCCTTGCCATGCGGCCAGGACATCGACCTGCACGGGCGGCTGCGGCGTCGCATCGACATCGACGGTCACCGGATCCGGCAGCGTCACATCGACATTCGGCGGCGGCGGCAGTGACGCATCGACCGTGACGACGGGCGGAACCGGCGCCACCACATCGACACTGAGCGGCGGCTGCGGCGGCGGTAACTCGACCGAAACGAGTGGCGGCGGCGGCAGTGTTACGTCGATCGCGGCGTCATCGATCTCAACCTCGACGACCGAGAGCGGCGGCTGCTGCGGAGCGACATCGACGATGACGACCGTGCTGCCGCTCATACAGGACGCCCTGGCAGGCGCTTCGCCTCGGCGGCCGCGGCGGCCAGGGCGGCCGAGCCGGTCACGTCCATGGTGACGGTCACGCCGCCCAGCAGGACGGTCTGCACATCGCCGTTGGTGTAGGTGAGCTGCAGATCCCACACCCCGCCAGAGGTCGCCAGCGTCGACGTCTTGGTGGCCGGCAGCACCGCCTGGATGATGTTGGGCATCACGACCGTCAGATCCATCGAGGTGATGAGCGTACCGCCCGGTGCGCTACGGATCTCAGCCTTGGCCGTGACCCCGGTCAGATCCGCCGGCGTCGTCTTGCCGGGATCCTGCCAGAGCGTGAACTGCCAGCGATAAGAATCGCCGCGGTAGATCGAGATCGGCATCGAGCCCGGCGTCATGGCTGCACCGGGTCTTTCGTGGTCGCATAGATCAGCTCGCCCGCGCTCTGCACCTCGGACCATTCAGCGCTGCAGGTGCTGCAGCTCTTCACGGTGGTCGACGTGTTCGGATCGCTGTTCCTCATCACGCCATGGCCATCGTAAACCGGCGCCCAGTCGATGGCGGTCACGGTCGAACTGAGCACGGTGATCCGACACTCGGCAGGGTCTCGGGTGCAATTCGGATGGCTATACGCCATGATATCCATCCCTTCTCAGGCGGTGATCGGACGGCCGAGGAAACCGTCCCAACCGGCGGTGTCGTCCTCGGCCATCGAACGGCCGATGCACATGATCAGGGCGGACATGCCATCGATGCGACCAGTGCTGTGCTTCTTGGTCGGCATCTTGTTCTCATTTTTATCGCTTTGCACATGAAGATTAGAGGCCATCCAGGCCAATACTTCATTGTCGCCGTGATCTAGTTGCTCGGACAGCAGCATTGCTTCCAGCATCTTCGTTGGTGCTGTGTAGCTGCGAATACCCTGGATGAACTCGTACATGGGCAGGCCTTCGCCCTCGAGCGCGACGGCGAGCTGCGTGGCATTCCATGGATCGTAGGCGATGCTGCGTGGCTCATTGAGACGGCAGTCTTCCAGCACGGCAGCCTGGATCTCATTGTGGTCGATGACATTGCCTGGGGTGACCTCGATCAGCCCGTTCTCGATCCAGCGCTGATACTGCACCTGATCACGGTCGCTCTTTGCCTCGATGGTGTCGCTCGGCATCCAGAACCGCGGCACGATCTTCCAACGTGTCTCCTCCTCGATCGGCGGATACAGCTTCACCCAGGCGCTCAGATCGATGCGGGACGACAGATCGAGTGCGCCGAAGAACACCCGTGCCATCAGCTCTGCAGGGTCGAACGGTCCCTGGCTGTTCTTGCGCCACACCTCCATGTCGATCGCGCGCGAGCTGTCCGACGTGCGCATGTTCAAACGCAGCCGCTTGAATGCGACCAACGCGGGCGGCGATCGGCTTGCCTTCAGCGCCTGGCGCCTCAGGTCGTCCATTTTGACGCTGACGTGCAGGTTGGGATTGGCCTTGATCCAGTTCTTCGGATCGTCCCAGGCATCGTCTCGATCGAGCGTCGCGATGTAGGCGAAGTAGCTGTCGTCGAGGACCAGGGCCTCGAGCACCTTGATCGCGTAGTCATGCTCCGCCGCGTAGACGCTCTCCGGATTGTCGTCCCCGGCGGTCGTTATGATCCACAGCAGCGGCTGGCGACGCGAACCCTGCGCGGTGTCGAGCACGTCGAGCACGGCGCGGCTTTTGTGACGGTGCAGCTCGTCGACCACGACGCAATGCGGGTTGAGACCGTCTAATGTTCGATCGTCCGATGACAGCGGAACGAAGCTGGATAGCGTGCTATCTACTGCGAGGACTCTGGTGAGAACCTTGACCCGCCGCAGCAGCATCGGCGAGCGCAAAACCATGCGCCGCGCTTCATCGAACACCAGCCTCGCTTGGTCTTTCTTCGTGGCGGCGCTGTAGATCTCGGCGCCCGGCTCGTCGTCAGCAACCAGTGCCTTGAGCGCGACGGCCGCGGCGGAGGTCGACTTGCCGTTCTTGCGTGCGACCTCTTCGAAGACCGTGCGAAACCGACGCAGACCGTTGGCCAGGAACCAGCCATAGACACTGCCGCGAATGAACTGCTGCCAGGGCTCGAGGCGAACCTGCTGGCCCGCCCACTCGCCTTTCGAGTGGACAAGGTAGCTGCTGAACTGGATGCCGTAGATCGCGATGTCGGGCCGCCACACGAGGCCGCGCTGCGGACCGTAGGCGAGATCTTTGAAGTGCCTTTCGCACGCAAGCCGCACGAGGCGGCCGGTGATGATCTTCCCCTTGCAGACGTCCCACGCGTAGGCGCTGACGGGGTCTTTGTCAGTGGACGGCCGTCGCCTTGGGAGCTCGCTGGAGGTAAGCGTCGAGCGATTCTTGGCCGGCTGGGACATCCTGTGGTCCGTTCAGCTCCCCGCCGCCGAGTGTCAGGCCAATCCGGGGACGCGCGGTCGGTGAGAAGCCCAGCTCCGAGGCTGCGCGCATCATGATCATCGCCTGTCGATTGACGATCTGCAGGTAGGCTGATTGCACCATCTGCGTTGAACCCGGCGCTGCAGGCACCAGGAGGGACGATTCGCTCATCAGCGCCTTGGTCGCTTGGCGATGGAAGCAGTGCGCGACCACCCAACATTCGAGCACGCCGGCGTCGATCGCTTTCAACAGGCCCGGTGGCGAATTCGCCAGTGCGTAGTTCCAGGCGTCGCGCTGATCGTCATCGAAGTGCGCCGGTACCGATCTGGTCCTGGCCGCCAGATCGCCTTCCGGCTTCGGCTCGTTGGGGTTCAGCGGTTGGTCCGAGCGATGCAATTTGCGCAACGCCGTGGGCTTCGGTTTGCGACCGCGCATATTCCAAACCTATTCCTGGGTGGCGAGCGACGAAGCTCACCCAAAGCACTTCGCCGCCCGCCTGCCGCACCGCCTGCTCGCGTTGGGGGCGCAAGAGCGGCACGACAGATCAAGTGTAGCTTACTCGGGCGGATTGCGATTGCTGCGGCCCGACATGATGATCGCCACCAACACCGGAATGGTTTCCGACAACCAGTCGCGGAATATCGTCGTCCATGGACGGTCCCAGCATTCCGGCACCAGGGCGATCACGCAGCGCAGCGTGGTGAGCAGCACGAGCAACGACGGTGTAACGATCAGCACCCCGAGCAGCACCATCGCCCATTTCGCGGCATCGAACGGCCGCTTTGGGGCAGGCGGAGGCGGATCCGGTGGCAGCCCTGGCAACGACATGGCCACCTCCGTCGACTCAGCGCCACGCGTGGCCTTTCTCGCGATGCTTAATGGCATCACAATCGTCGCACAGAAGCTGCAGGTTGCTCGGGTCGTCGCTCCCTTCTGGCCGCGGGATGATGTGATCGACCCGCCACGTATCCGGTTTTCCGCAACGAGCGCAGATCCCGCCGTCACGTTCTCTGACGAACCGGCGCCTCTTTTTCCACTCCTGGGTGCCGTAAAAAGCGTGGTCCGGATTGACGAATTTCGGTGTCGGATGCCACCCGGGCGGACGGTGTTTGGGCGGCAATGTCGGCATATCTGACACCGTGGTCGCAGTGCAGTAGCAACGGATTGCCGCAGGATGGCAAATAAAAGCCCTAAGCCCTTCCCGTTTGTCAAGATTTCAGGCGGAACCAACCGAGCGGTGGTCGAGCAGGCCGAGCGCGTCCTGGTAGGCGACCTCGTGCTCGGGCTTGGTCATCATTCTCGACGCACCTGCTCAAAGATGGTGTCGCCGGTCACCGGGTTGACGCCGATCGGCCGGATGGTGCCGCAGCAGAC